CCTCGTCCGTCGCCGGGGCGCCCGCTACCGCGAGCATGGCAAAGCGAGACACCGTCAAAATGGCCCGCTGGTCTGAGGTGGACTGGAAGTGAGAGACGTTGAGGTGGGCGAGGTCTTCGAGCGGCGGGGTGCCCTCGCAGGTGTCCTCGCGGTCCGTGTAGAAGGTGACGAGCGGCACGAAGTCCACTCCGGTCTCTCCATCGTCGATCTTCACCCACTTGGGCCTCTGGCCCTTCTTGGTCTCCTCCATCTCGAAGAGCTCGAAGCGGCCGGGCTCGATGACGCGGATGCGTTCCCTGACGACCTCGGCGTAACCGTCCATCTCAACGGCCGTCTCCCTGATGCGGACGTGCGTATACACCTCGCGACCATCGATGAGGTCCGCGTGAGCGAATATCAGGTTCTCGGGGGCGACTAGCATCCAGAAGGGACGTACGCCCTCACGCTCGTCGTCCTGCTTGGTGCGCGGACGATCCTCGTCCGTCTCCTCCGGACGACTGAAGTCTACCAGCACGTGACACATGGCCTTGGCCAGTCCCGCCTTGAACCACCGACGTGCGAACACGGCTAGGCCGGTGCCGCTGCCGTCGACGTCCTCGACGAAGTTCTTGAGCTCCTCTGCCGCGTCCTCTGAGAGCTGAGGCGGCTCTCGAAACGCCTTGCCCGTTAGCGTGTTCAACGTGAAGCGGGTGTAGTTGAGCAGCGTCGCCCGATCACGTCGCTCCTCGTAGGTCTGCTTGCCCTCGTACTCGTGCTTCGGCAGGTACTCGTCGGAGGCCGCTCGCATGGCACGAGTGCCCCCGAGTAGCGCCTCGATGAGACGCCACTTGGGCAGCATGGCCTCGTAGGCCATCGACGTCGTGGAGACGTCGTCCTTCTTCTTGGTCGTGCTCGTGCCGACCTGCTTCCTCTTGTACGGTCCGCCCTGGGGGCCCCTGTCAGTGTCTTGGCCGTTAGCCATGTGACCCTCCTTCGTTTTCGATCGGTCGGTCTTTGAGCTTCAATCTGTCGGAACGCGGGTTCCCCGCGTACCGCCTCACATGGTGCCGGAGCGTACGCCCTTCTTGGGCTTACGGACACGGTATCGCACCTCGTCCCCGATGTGGTCCTCTGCTTCGGTGTCGACGTCGTCTAGCTTCTTGTCGTCCCTTGGCAGCACCGGGAAGGTCTCAAGGAACGACAGGCACGTGTCGAACACGAACAGCCCCGGCTTCTCACGTACCCCTCCGTCTCCGGGTAGGGCGTTGCTGAGCCTCGTCCGTATCTCCTCCCAGCCCTGTATCCTCGAGCCCGGTGCCTTGTCGGCCTGCTCCCATAGCACACCCTTCTTGCCCATGTTCGACGCGATGGACGGCCCGTCCTCGCTAGTCCATATCGCCGTGTCTGCCGGACCGGGTCGTATGCGCCCCTGCACTCGTCCCGAGTTGAACAGCTCGACCTCTCGCTCCTTGATGCCCGTCGCTACGTCCTCCGCGAGCATGCGGAGGCCGACGTTCGGCTCTCGCTTGTCACAGCCGTACCACTCGTGGATGCGGAACAGGTCTCCCTTGATCGTGTGCAACGTCCGTCCGTCGGGCAGCTCTATGTCCGAGCCGTCTGCCTCAGCCCACCAGCCTACGCTGAAGGGCTTCGACGAGCCCCAGTCGAACGAGCGATCGACACGCCACTGCCGAGGTATCGGGAAGGGCCTGAGGACGTGACGCCTCGGCTCCCAGACGTCGTCGAACATGCCCCCGGCCACGATGTCCCAGCTGCCGTACAGCCAGGCCTTGAGCTCGGCCGCGTTGCGAGCTGCGGCTCGTAGCTTGGAGACGTAGTCGGGGTTCGCGTCCAGGAGTATCTTATTCTCCTTCAACGCACCATGTATGGCAACGCGAGCCGGTTCGACCTGACCGTCCTGGTCGAGGCTGTCACGTATGACCTTGCCCCTACCGCCGGGCAGGCGGTAGCGCCTCTTCACCCAGTTGTGTCCGGCGCCGTACGGGTTACAGGTGGCCCGATACTTCAACGGCGCGTTCGGGTTGGTCGAACGCGAGCAACTCATCATCTTGCGGAAGCAGCCGTCGTCCGGCCAGTTGGTCAGCTCCTCCCAGCCTATCCAGGGGTAAGCGTGACCGTGGTAGTTCCAATAGTCGTCGACCGTCCGCATGTATGAGAGTACGAGCTGCTCGCCGTCCGGGAAGGTCCATGTCTTCTCGGTCTTGTTGTACTCGGCTCCTGGGAAGAACTTCTTGAACCACTTCTGCGTCTTGGCGATGACGTCCTTGAGCTCGGTGTAAGTCCGTCTGAAGAGGATGCCTCGCCAGTCGGCTCCTAGGCCCTGGCCGACGTGCTGAACGAAGTCCATCAACAGCGCATCGGTCTTGCCGGGTCCGCGTGTCCCCTCGTAGAGGACTTCGTATATAGGGCAGCTCAGGAATAAGACCTGCGATCCCGGTTGGGGCTGCCAGGCAACGTCATGCAAGTCGCCCATTGTATACCATAACCTCGCCGACGTGCGTTCTAGTCGTCTTGTCGGTCCCCCCTTCTACAATGTCTAGCTGATACCTCAATGGACCGCTGTTGTTGGCCATGGCCTGGCTCTCGTCCTGGCCGAGCTGGTCGGTCGTCGAGGTGTTCAGGTCGAGCTCCACGACCCCTGTCGTCACCATCTCACCGTCTATGAATACCGCCTTGGACGCGTGAACAGTCAGCTGCGGCGTCGGCGTGCCCTCCGTGGCGTCGAGGCTCAACACCACGGTGCGTTCCTTGTCGTACACACGCAGCTTGGCCTGGTAACCGGTGAGGTCCCAGGCCGTGCCGTCGTCGTTCCGAATGGGCAGGTCCAGGCAGAGAGAGGCCCCTCGCTGGACCGATAGGGTGAATAGTCCTGGTCTCACTGCAGCACTCCCGTGGCCTTGCCACCGTGCTCCACCTCGAGCCGGAAGGCGCGGAGCGTGTCGTCGAACAGCTTGCGTGCCGTCTTGGCGCACTCCTCGGGGTCGAGCTTGTCGTTGTACATCTCGTTCAGGCCCTCAGCCGCTGCGCCGGCAGCGATCTCACAGGCCCGTCTGTTGCGGTCGTCAGCCCCCTGGTCCTTGATCTTGACCGTGCGCAGGAACTGCGGCTTGACGGCCGAGAAGACGGACACGGTCAACAGGTGCGCGGTCTCGTCGCTGATGGTCACCTCGACAAGGCCCTTGTGACGGTTGTCCTCCTGAGTGCGCAGCTTCCTGTGCACCTCCTTCGGGGGTTGAGGCTTCGACAGCGTCTCGTGAATTGGGTCTACCTTGCTCATCAGTCTTCTCCCGTGCTCGCGCGGTGTTCGGCCTGCTGCTCGACGGCAGCGGCCTCCCAGTCGGCCTCTTTTGCCACGCCGGGGACCACGAGTACGCCGCCCTTGACGTCGTGCTCCATTTTCACGTTCTCACGGTAGGTGTTCGGGCGTCGGGCCTTCAGGAGTATCTCCAGCATGCGCTCCGAGTACTTGACCTTGAAGCCGCACTGCTCGCCGTTGTGGAAGACGGGCTCCTTGACGCCCTTCATGGCCAGGCTCCAGGCCTGACCCTCGAGCATGTCGACGCTGATGTCGATTGCCTCATCCCAGGCCTCAGCGAACAGCTTGTCCGTCTGCCGCAATGCGTACGGGGTGCCTCGGCTCCAACCGGTGGCTCGAGCAGCCATCGCGACGTTGCCCATCTGGGCCAGGTTCTCGACGAACAACGCTCGCTTCCTGTAGGAGGCGCGCTGTGCGGAGGTCAGGTCCGTAGGCTGTTGGGCTAGGAACTCGGCGGAGGTCAGCTCCGCCGCCTCCCTCGTCGCTAGGGCGAGGTCGTCGAGGCGTACGTCTGGGTCGTCGTCTGGGTCGTATAGCGGGTCGTTCTTGTCCATGCCCGCAGGATGCCACGAACGCGGGCCACGTGGGGACCCGCGTTCATGCTGGTGCCTTAGGCGTCCACGAAGACGGCCTTCAGGACGGCCTCACGCTTGGCGTCGACGTCCTCGAAGTCGTCAGCCTCCAGGCCGTGAGCCTCGAGCAGCTCGTCGAGCTCGGCCTCGTCGGCGGCCTCAATGCTCTCACGTGTCAACTCCATCGGCTCGTCGTCTTCAGGCTGACCGCCTCCGACCTCACCGACCATGCCCTCGACGTACTCCTTGGGGCCCACGATGACGACGTGGCCCTGTGACAGGTGGTTCTGTACGGCGGCCATCGCCTTGGCTGAGGAGCAGACGCCCTGTGCGGCCAGCGTGCCCGGTCCCGAGGCTGCCGCCCATGCTACTTCGTCGTCCATGTCACTTTCTCCTATCTTGGTTGCAACGATAGGAGGGTGTCGTCAGTCGCCCCTCAGGCGAGCCGCTATACGCTCTCGGTTGCTGGCCAGGGCCTCGTCCGTCGGTGCCCAGTCGTTGAGCAGACAGGAGGGCACGTCGACGACTAGGGAGTACGGGTCGGTGTGTTGAGGGGAGTAGCCCCTTCGCAGCATCTCGGCTATGAGGGCTAGCTGCCTGTCGAGCAGGTAGCCTAGCTTGTCGTAGAAGAACTTGACGTGTCCGGTGCCGAGGCGATAGGTCGGCGGGATCGTCTCGAGGCGGCCGTCACGGTCGTGCCACGCAACGGCGAGCTTGAACGTGCGGGGGAGCTCGCGGTACTCGGCTACGAGGTGCTCCCGCGTGAGCTCCTCGGGAGGGACGCAGTTGATCCTAGTCATGTGGGGAGTAGAACCCCTCAGACTGTGCGAGGTCCCAAGCTTCGTTCCACAGCGTCACGGTCTCCTCGGACATCCCGTCGTCGCCGAACACCTCTAGCTCGAGACGCTCGAAGGCCTCGTTCATCACCATGTTGGCGTCGCAGTAGTCGTGTGAGGCACAGGTGGCGTCCGATCGCTTGCGGTTCTCGGCGTCTATGGCTCGGAGCTCGTCGGGTTGGAGCGTCTCAGCCATGCAGTCCTTGAACTCGTCGGCGACACGGCGTGTGAGGGAGTTGACAGGCATCGCTCACTCTCCCTCGTTGAACATGAAGTCGGTGACCTCCTTCAGCTTCTCGGCCATGTAGCCGAGGCTGCCGACGTGACCGTAGTTGACTTCGTCAGGGTGCGCCTCGAACATGTTGTCGCTCAGGTCCTGCAGGCGCTTCAGCTGTGCGTCGATCTCAGCCTTCTTGGCGAGGAAGGCGTCGAGGGCTTTATCATTGTTCGTCATTGTCTGTCTCCTTGGTTGTTGGTGCCAATATAGGGGGTAACTGCGGGCGTGTAAACCCCCTATTTGCATTTTTCCCAACTTTTTTCCCCTATTATAGAGAGCGGGAAAAAAGTTGGGAAAAACGCAAATAGGGGGTTTACGGGTACCCCTTATTGCGGCATATAAGGGGTAACAACCACGGAGACAGACACATGTTCGACCCAGTAATTGCCCACGAGGAACTCAGCGACGGCCACAAGAAACTTGTCGGCCTATATCAGGAAGTCCTACTGTCGGAAGACGAGGGCACCCTCGAAGACGACATGTGGTTCCCGAAAGCCGTCAAGGCCGTCGGTGAAGACGCTGACGTCGTCATCTCTGAAGTGTCCGCTCGTTGGCCTCACGGTCAAGTGAGCGAACAACAGATACGTCAACACTGTTCGATCTAAGGAGGCAGTCACATGCACAGCGAACAACACCTCTCGCAACAGGAGTTCGAGTTCCACTGGGAGACTGACTACGGGATGACCTCACGCACGATCGTGAACGGCACCCTGAAGGCAGCGACCGCGGAGCTCAAACGCCTCCATCCTGAAGACCACGGAGCCGACGGCTTCGTCACCCTCGAAGACGGCACTGAGAAGCCGATCAACTGGTAACCCCTCAATCCAACCACGGAGAAGACAGATGACCACAACAGCAGAGCTCCTCGAGCAGCACAACGAGTTCGCAGAGAAGTGGGGCAAGAAGCCCCTGAAGTCCTGGAAGCAGTCGAAGGACGCCCTACGGGAACGCATCGACGCCATGAGGGCGGAAGTCGCAGACGACGTGATCGGAGACGACGAGCCCGAGGCCCCGAAGCCGATCAAGCTCAGGGGCGCGATGATGCCCTCAGTCACCATCGGCGCACTCGTCAAGGAGCTCCTACTCATGGAGGACGGACTGTCCTACGACCTCATCGAGGAGGCCGTCAAGCGTGAGTTCCCTGAGGCGAAGACGACGCGCCGCTCCATCGCCTCAGTGGCCGCAGACCTCCGTCGCAAGGGCGTTGAGGTGCCGATGCGCAAGAAGGGGCGTCCAGCATGAGCTGGTCGTTCGCTATTCGGGCGGGGTTCGTGCTAGGGGCGTTGCCGTGGGTCCTCATCGTCACGTGGAAGGCCCTCGACGCCTGGGCGTCCATGCCGACCGTAGAGGTCAGCCACTCCACCGGTCACTGCGAGCGCGTGATCGAGTACGTCGAACCGAAGAGGGGATACTCATGCGAGAACCTTCCAAACAAGTACGATCACGTCTGGGTGCGCTGAGCCTCGCGCTCCTCCTAGGGGGATGCGCGACGGCATCGTACGACGGGCCGGTGGGCGACGGACGGTACGTCTTCAACGGCCTGTTCGGCGAACAGCCCCACATAGGCCGTGCCATGAACGAGCTCAGCCAGCGCCTCGCCGGCAGGGACGCCCTGTCACACGACGACGTGCGGACCCGAGAGGTCAGGGGCCACGTCGGCCCCGTCTGCCTCGTCGGCCACAGCCTCGGAGCGCTGAGGGCGGTACGGACCGCTCGAGAGGCGCGACGTCCGATCGCGTTCCTCGCGACCGTGGACGCCCCCGAGGACTTCGAGGTCCCGAGCAACGTCCGCGTGCACGTCGACTTCAGGCAGTGGGAACGTGGTGAGCCCTCGTACCCCGAGGGGTCGAGGACGAGGCGCGAGGGACACTACTTCCCCTGGGAGGGCCACCTGTCCGTCGGCAGACACCCCTTCGTCCAGCAGACGATTGAGCGCGCAGTCAGGCGCCACTGTCCCCTCAGCAGTCAGCCCCTCAGTCAGCCAATCGAGCGACCTGTCGAGCGCTGCGTCCAGTGGACACGGATAGGGGGTGTCAAGCCTCTCAATCAGACCCTCCCTTATTGTAACTGAAAAAAAATTGGGAAAAATGCAAATAGGGGGTTTACGGGCTCCCCTTATTGCGGCATATAAGGGGTAACAAACACGGAGACAGACGATGACTAATTTTGAAAAAGCTCAAGCAAATGGCTACCATATCCGCTTTAACGGTTCTTCTACCTGGATGATTATTGACGAGCATGGAGATTGCTTCGGTTACTACAATACTGAACGCAAAGCTCAAAATGCTATGAATAGGATTGGAAAATGTTACGCTTAAAAAAGCGCTCAGACCATTACAAGTGGCTCTCTATCCTCAAGGGGCCACATTTTGCAGAGTATTGCCATTCTCGGTGGCTGCATTCGAAGACGGCTAGTCTATGCAGTGCTAGCCACAACGCCCATTGGGTCGAGCGAATAGCACACCACCGTCGAAAGCATTTGCAGTCAATCAGGCAGCACCAAGCTAATTATAGCTTGGTCTCCCCTTCAGGGAATGAATAGCCTCCTACGCGTGCGCGCACGCGAGGCGTTCGGTCCAGTGCGGCGTCTAATAGCCCCTCCGTGCGACCGTCCAGGTAAGGTTGTAAGGA